TGCTCTGCCATGGCCTTGTCTTTCTTATCCATGGACTCGTATTCCCTCCACTTGCTATACTGCCTAGCATATTCCTTTTGTTCTCTGATATTAAGGTCACGCAAGGGAAATATCATCTGGTTAATGGATGGTGTTTTACCTATCCCTGGCTTACCAACTACTGCAATCCATAGGCTTGCCACCTCATGCCATCCCGGTTTTACCTGAATTCTCATACTGTTGCCAATGATTACGGACAGTAACCACAAGAATGAGGAACCCATGTAATCAATTGACAGGCTTAATGTGTTGGTGCTTTCAATAATATAGCTTTGAATTTCATCAGGAAACACCTCAATTGGGAATTGTGTCCTTTTAATTTTAGGCTCCTTAATCAATACAGGCTTGGGAATATCAATCTTTGGCATTGACCTGGTACCAAATCCTTGCTCATACAGGTCACGTGCTGCGGATGTCATGTCACCATTGTGATTCTTATGGGCATAGATAGCAAATGGAGATAGCAATTGTTCTGCTGGATATCTTGTGCCGGTGCTAAACAGGTACATGCATCCACTATCCTTGTACACATATCCGCTATGTGGTGAACTTGCCCCATGCCTTCTGATAATATAGGCATTGTTTGTGCGTCTTGTAATATCAAATTCATCACTAATCAAATCCATTGCTGTGAATTGACCATTGTAATCCGCCCATGGACTTATCCCATCGGTTTGAAATGAGCCACTTTTCGGCTCTTCTGTTGGCATATCTCCGGTATAGTGATACGTTCGGCTTATCTCCCATATAATTGTGCGCTCCTCAGGTGTTATAAATTGCATGTCATGATATCTGCGACTGCTTAGGTAATTATCATACAGCACCACCATGCCACCAATCCCTCTAGTCTCAATGATGGCCTCAGTCTGACCCTTCAATGTCGCTATTTTTGTGTTTCCTTCTACCTCATAACACCGGTACAGGATATGGAATCCAGCGTTCTTTGTTTTGACAATGGTCACCTTGGACTCAAAGTCCTCAATGTTGTCCTTTAGAAATTGCAGGTATTCAGTCCACCATTCCTTTTGTTCCTTTAATCCAACAATTACCTTTAGATCTACATCAATACATTCCACATCATTGTAGCCACATATCAATCCATGCAATGGGGCATCCAATGCCTCCACCTCATCCGGTGTACGGTGCTCTTTTTGGTATTTCTTCCAGGCACCTTTTGGCTTTTTGTTTTCCTCCACTGGAATGATGGAAAATCCCTCACTTGCTAGCTTCCTCAAATACGTTTTTTTCATCTCGTTTTTATTAACAATTTACTGATTAGTTCACAATGACCTCATTTAGGTGTGTAAAATTACACACTTTTTACACACTGTTACACACTCATTTTACACACTAAGATATCAGTATTTACTAGGGTTACAGAGCAAAAGTGTGTAATTACACAGTGTGTAACGCCAAAAAATAAATTTTTCAAAAATAATTAGATTTTTTTTTTCTGAATCTAGGTGTGTGTAGTGTGTAATTACACACCATTTACACACTCCAAAATGTCCTTAAATTGATTCAAATCCATCTGCTCCATCTGTTCATATATCTCCCTGTCAATTGGCAGATGCAGATACATTATTGCGGTGCCATGCACATAGTCAATCTTTCGCATTCCGCGTGATCCTTGCCAAATAGCTTACCTATGCGCTCCAATATCATAAACTTGTGCAGTTCTTTGTAAATGTAGTACCGCTGGTATACTAGTTCTCTATTCCTCTTTGGTGTTTTCAATCCGTACCTGTCAATCAGCTTGACAATCTCATTCATCTTATGTATCATATTTCCTCAATCTTTAAAATTAAACCGGGCCACATGGGGAATTTATCCCTGATATGGCTGCTGTCGTATCCAAACATAACCATATACCCAAGCTGCCACTCAGATGGCCCTTTGAATTTGTAGGTCACTCTGTACTGTTTCATTTATCTAATCTAAAAGTTTCATTAAAATAATCATCAAACGAAAGATCATCTTCTGCTACATCAAGAATTCCATTGCAGCCATATCAACAAGGCCCACCATAGCAATACACAGATGCATCCTAAGGCTGCCCAAATTACCACATAATTTCTCATTCTTTCTCGTTTAAAACAATGTCAATTATCTCCATGCAATGTGCTAGGCGATCCTTTAATAAATCAATTATGAAGTATTCCGGATGCAGATGCTCCTTATATGCCTGCTCCATTTCCCTCACCCATTCATTGATGTCCTGCAAATGTTCTTTCTTACTTGCCATATTGCTCTAATTTAATCCTACAAATTCTCATGTAATGCTCCAAATCAAAAGAACCACCTTTATCATCTGTCACACTCTGATCACACCACCAAACATGCGGATGCCGGCTGGGTGCAACTCCCAATTATTTCAATCCACCCTGTGCCGTTGCAGTCTTCACAGGTTACCTCTATTTCGTACATAACTCCTCAATGTTTTTCATGATCAACCCATAACTGCGCAGAGTCACCTTGTAATTTGACTGTGCTCCTTGCATCTCTCTTTCAATTCTCGTACGCTCTTCTATAGTCATGGCACGATCATAATACTCCTGTAGGGTTTTTAGTTCATCGTGGTTCTTCATAACCAACCCCCACATATCAGATGCAGATGACTGCAACCTCTTAATTAATTCCACCGTGCTCATAAATAAGTTTCTATTAAACCAATCAACACAGAAATAACAAAACCCATCCCCAGGGCTTTCAATAATAATTTTGTGAACTCATCCATATCACTCGTTTTTGAATTAGACATAGGCAATAATAGTTATAATTTGCATAACTGCAAAACTTTATTACGTTTTTTCAACAATTTAACATTTAAGGAAATAAAAAAACCAGCCCAAAGGCTGGCTTTCCCGAGTGAATGAAAATACTAATTGAGGAAATTAGCGTTTTCTGCGCAACCTACTAAACAATGTTAGCACCTTGCCCAATATACCGGATGCATCGTTAACTGTCACATTCAGACCGCTCTCTGAACGCTCAAGCAATACATCCAATTTCTCTGAATCTAATTCAATAGTGACCTTGCCATCCTTACGTGTGACAGTTACATCTACTTTTTTACCATCTATGTGGAGATTGAGGTCTTTCTTTGGCTTGCTCATGCTGGAAATTCATTTAATAAACAATAGCTAACTACCTTCTGATTGTCTTTGAACCATCCCATTAGCCTTCTGTATTTTGTTGGATCATTTGGCACCTGGCACCCAGCACTCCATCCGTTAATCTGCTCACCGGTTACAGGTGCATTAATGTCGTGATTGTTTAGATGGAAGTTAATGCCATACCATCCGGGATGTTCAGGCCCAATCTCTTCAGACTTGTTATCCTTATCTCCATCTCTGTACACAATTACCTTACCACCACGTTGCAATAGCCCTGCAACCTTTCCTCTGTGCAGTCCATAATGCCATACATCATAGTACCATTGATCAGATTTGAGTATCGCAGCCCCTTGCTTGTTAAATTTCTCGTAGTGCTTGAGGATAGTTACACCCGGATTGGTAGTGCCTGACATGACCATGACAAACTTATCCTTATCAAAGACATAGAATTTATCATCAAATCTGTTTGGAATGTCCTCATTAGAACGCACGCCTAGAATCCATCTACCTTCAGGTAATCCCTTGAATGATTTCAATGTGGCTACCTTATCCAGCAGCTCCTTGTCAGTGTATGCTTGTACCATTGGTATCCGCTTTAATTACTTTGTAAATATAGCGAAATTTAGGTTTAATATGCTCAAGGCTGTCCACTTTCTCGTTGATGCTATCAACAGCGTGCTGATTAAATTCCCTCAAGTCCTCAAGATACCGCTCTGCTTGTACCGTGATTTCATCCTTGGGTGCCTTGACATGCTCATGTTTTGCTACCGGTGCAAAGATTACGGCAATGGCTCCCACAATTGTGGTAATTAATAACGCTTTATTTTCCATCATTTTAACCGGTCTTTAAGTTGTTCCTGGAATACTATCTCCTGCAGTAGTTGTTTGTCTCTCACACGCTCTTGATCACACTCATTGACTTGCTTTTTTAGGTTGGTTATTTCCCCATCCTTTGAAGTAATCAATACCCGCCCCATATAGATAATACCCACCAACAATACAAAGAACATGTATGTAAATGGTGAACGCATAAACGTCCTGAAATTTAGCTTAAAAATAGGTTCCTGAGCCATGTACGTGTTTATACGTAATTATGCCCCGCTGTTCTAGATTAAGTTTTCAATACAGGCATCCATCTGATTCAGAGTCCAAACGGAATTGGTGCCACTATTTACCGTTAATCCAATGAATGAATTGGCTGTGGTGCTGTTGAATGTACCGGATACCTGTAGAATGTTATTGGCTGGTACATTTGCCAACCCTGTGCTGGCTAAATTATGAGTCAAATTGTAATGGCCTGAGACAATAGCGGTACCATTACCCACAGCTCTAAATATCACCCTAATCATTACCATGCCTGTATCGGCTGCGGCTGTTTGTGCAACACCGGTAAATGTTAATAACGTACTATCTGCTGTTGATACATTGGTACCAAATCGTACCGTGAACACAGGTGCAGCTGTAGCCAATGCTGTCTTGGTTACGGATATATACCAGGTACATACAGTTCCAGCCTTTATATGTGCTGTGGATAGGTTGCTGTTGGTAATATATGTCGTTGTATTCGCTACCAATATCTGTGGCAATGCGCTGGTGTTATGCAACAGCTTACTTTTTGCGTTGAATGTGGACCAATCTGATGCGCTTATATAACCATTCCTCTCACCGTTGCCTTGAGGCAATGAAATCTCAGGGCTTGTACCTCCTGTATTTGTCAATGGCTGGCTCACGTTAACATTATCAACCTTAGCAGCCAGCTGATTCTTTAAATCATCATAGATATTGTACATTAGAATATCTTATTAAGTACAAAGATATCACTGTATATACTATTCAATGCGCTGTTAGTACTAAACTGAGCAGTAATATCCAATGTGTTTTGAATTGTAGTATCAAATGTAGTGCTGTTCACGGTGTTCCAGGCAAAGCCCTCCTGTGTTCCTGAGGCTGCTTTAAGTACATGGAATTGTGCCACAGATACAATTGATGCCACACCAGCAGCTCCAATTGCTCTCACGGTAAAATGTGCATTGAGATAAAAGACTTGATTTGTAATACCGGGCATTGTCAATGGTCCACTTGTGGCCAATACCACTGAACCGGTTTTCAATCGGATGGTAATGGTGTCATTGTTCTTGGCAGATATTAATCCACCCATGTTTACCTGAAATGAATCACCCACAGCAAAGCCATTGGCAGGTACAGATAGTGTACCCTGACCTCCATCTATTAATGTAGCTTCAGATGTGGATGCAGTCAATGTTGGACTATTGGCTGTTTGCGCAAAAATACCGGTATTGGTTTGTGGCTGTGCATCCTCATAGAATGGAACCCATACAGCTGCACCATCTGTGTTATCAGTACATTTGTATTTGTCCTGATTATTCATATCATGAAATATGCTGCCAACAATATACCCCATTGTGATATCAAAATTAGAATCAGGTACGGTGTAATTTATGGAATTGGCCCATACGATATAACCACTTTGATTGATGAAATACTGCACACCATTCTCCCATTCGTCTTGATAACTTACTGCGCACTCTCTTGCAATACCTCCATCCGCTCCATTGTCAATCCATCCCTTAGTTAGCTTTGACCCATTGTCAAATATCAGAGATGAATTATCTAGGTTAATGTCATTGGTAGTTATATTGCCAAAATCAGTAACTGATTGCAGGTCTTGTGACCCACCACCGCCACCCATTGGCTGATATGTGCCATCCCAATAGTAACTGATTTGTGTATCCTCAGCTATGTAGATGGTATTGGCTGCACCTGTCACAGGAAATGCTGATGAATCTGCATAGGTTTGTACCTGACTTGGGATGTTTATGTTTGTAACTGCCATTAGAATGTTATATTAATAGTGTTGTTCTCTGTTGTTTGCTGGCTAAACGTGTCAATCAGTACACCATCCACATAAATATTATATGTGGTGTAAGGATCACCGCACTCTACAGGTGCAGCTGGGCCATTCTCAAAATCATAATTATCATATGGGATATCACACCAATTCAATTCATTGTATACCTCAAAGTTTACCTGCATGGTCCACCCTGCCACCATATCCTGACCCTCATTTATGAACGGCTCAATGATTATATCATCGGTAATATCTACAAATTCAGTCCACCTGTACTGCCTAAACGTGGTGTTGATGTCATTTACTATGCTCAAGCAGTCAGAATGTACCTCATTAATTTGCCTGTACTCTGAATGATTGTACTTGTCGCAGATGGTAATGGTTGCATTGACATCAACGCTTACATCATTGATATTACCCGGTGCCAATGTCACCACCATCAATGGATATTGTGCAGCATCTCTGCTGATTGCGTCTAGAAAATCCCCTTGAAAAAACTCATTTATTTGCCGGTGTGCGCTTGCTATCTCGCTGAGCTCTCGCATTACCTGGTTTAGTGTTCTTATCATTGAGATATTGCTTTAATTTATCAATCTGTTTTTGGCTTACCTTAAACTTCATACTATCCAGCCAAATGGTTTATATCCTGTATGGTCCTTTCTCACGGCCTCATGATCACATGGGCTCTGCACATACTCAGGGAACAGTACCCCAGCATCATCTTTTAAGTATCCAATCAGCCTCTCCTTGTAAAAATATGCATCCTTGCGCAGCTGGTCACGTAATACCCGGCTTTGGCTGTCATCATTGGCTGTCATGGTATCATCGCTCTGCCTGCCCACTGACTTGTTGGTAATCTTTTCATTGAGCAATGTAGCACTACGGTAATCAACAAACGCCACCAAGCAAGGAATCACGTAGTCATTCATCAATGTCACATAGTCCTGATTGCTCCAATCATTGGTTTCAACCTTAACAAGCAATGCCTTGTATAGCGGTGTACCCAATGCTGGCTGTATGTGCATATCCTGTGACCGCTTTATCACAACAGTCAGCAGCTTTGTATCTGTATTGGGATGTATCAACCCCAGCTTGCGGATGTTTTCCGCTGATATTAGGTAGTTCATGGCTTACGTTTTACTAAGTTCTGCATCCAAATGTGACGGCACCACGGTGTTGTTTTGCCTGTATCCGGGTTTGTATAGTACCCACCTCTGTACCTCCATACATCTCTGCCCTCCTGTGCGCTGATAATTCCAAGCTCATCACGTGTGTACAGCCTATCCAATCGCAATAATGCCAGGCAAAAGTTTCTGCTTTTCGTTTTCACCGGAGGTACATCCTTGCGAGTCTCATATGTGTAGCGTATCTCATACGGAGGTTGCTGTGCTGTTGGTATCCTATTTACTATTTCACCACCGGTTGATGTCACAGATCCACCTGTACGCACACCATCGGCATCAAGTGAGGGCTTTTCATACAGGCCCAAGATCACCAACTTATCAATGATCTGAACAATCACCTGCAATGGCTCACCCAATGCCTTGGCAATTGACCCTGCCTCCTCATCATCCTCCTGCAACAATGTCAATACTGCCTTTTCCTGATCGGTAAGCTGGACCAATATCTGACCTATCTCATCAAACAGCTGTGCCTCTCGGCTGAATACCTCATCTGCAGGTGTATCCCATTCAATTGGCACGCTCTTTATGATCTCAAATTGATCACGTGCCTCACCATGTTGCTCAAACAATTCAATGCTTTGCTCACTGAACATCTGCTTATGATTGCAAAATGACATATCACCGGACTGCAATCCCACAATCTCACGGGCCTGTGCCTCTGCAATGGTTGGGAATGATGCTAATATTACCTGCAATGCAGCCTCAGGTGTAAGTACTCCCTCCTTAATGGCTGCCACCACATCAATGATTGAGGCAATCTGTGCACCGTTCAACGCTGTTTTAGCCACATCAATCTCACCAGCTGCCAATGGATCGGCTTCCACAGCTGCAGCAGGTGCATCTGCAGAGGCATCTTTCATCACACCCAATGGAGATACATCTTGTAGCTTGAGGATTGCTGTGCTGCCACTTAAGGAACACATGTAATTCAACAGCCACTCAATCTGCTTCTGCCGAGATGACACATACGTCACCTTAAATATCTCAAACAAATCACCGGACTCCGCTGCATTAAATGATCCCTGTTGAATGATACCAAATAATGTTGGTGCTGTGATGCTATGAGCCACAAGGATATTCTGCTGGACCGCTTTCTCAGTCATCTCATACCTCTTATCAAGGTCATTGCCTGACAGCTGCATGATGCTAGGTGCATCATCCTTGGTTTGGCTAAATGTAATGATAATCTCACCAGCTGATTCCACGGATTGTACAGGTCCTTTAATTTGCTCCCGGATTTTGCGCTCCTCTTCTGCTGTCTCCGGAAATCCTCCAGGCAGATTGATCAGTGTACCGGCCTTGAATCCGTTGGCAATCTCAAACATGTGGAATTTTGATATGTCGCAATCGGTCTGTATTGCTGTAATTCCACCCACATATGGAGGCTTAGGATAAATTCCTTTTTCTCCTTTAGCTTGTTTGCTTGGCTCCTTGTAATATATGAAGAAAGACCCACCCGGATTGTCTTCATCCAGCGCAGGATAGGTGCGAAAATTGGTATCCTCAGGTGTTTGCCTCCTTGCATTCCAATCATCTGATACAAACAACGTGCGCTCATCCTCAGAAAGCCTACAGGCATCCACATCTAAATGCTCCCATGCCACCACTCTTGTGCCCTCTCTATTCCATGTGCCCTTTACACACATAGCACCGAACACCTCAAAGTCAAAGGTCATGCGCTGCACCACCTCATTCATATCAAAGTCACGGTATTCATTGTTGATGAAAGCCTCAGCATTGCCTGAGACAGTCTCAATCCCACCACCTGAAATGTAGTAGCTTTTGTTTTTTATAATTCCTTGGTGCCATGCCGAACCGTGCAGGAGATCAATCAAGAAAAAAGGATAGTCATTTTTTTTACCCCATTTTATAAATCCCTGGCCTTTGTCCAATTCCTCCGTTGGCACGGTGAATGACTTGCTAAATTGGACATTTAATACTTTATTGCTCATATACAAAATTGGCTACGTTGTAATCATAATAATTTGATGGACTATCCACCTCAAATACATGGGCTCTGCCCTCCTCAACTATTCCATCACTCAATGCCGGATCTAAATTGACAGCAGATGTCTGTTGATATATCTTGTAAGTATAGAAACCCGCATAAGGAAATGTTACATCCACCCCATCAATCAAAACAAACTCATCATAACGTGGTATGCCTGTGCTGATGTTAGTAAGGATGCAGTACAAAGCCTCTTGCGTTTGCTCCTCAATGAATTCAAAGAGGTAATACGGGGCTGATATCGTTGTTAGTTCCGATACTGTCACTATCAACGTGCTCTGCTGGTTTCTTTCTATCCTTAACATCTTTTTTTATCTTAATAATTGCAGGCTCATTGGACTCAAATATGCTTAACATTCCAAGGTCCCAATATAGCTGCTCGTTTCCTTCCTCAATTATGTACCACTTTTTCAAAAGCCCTGCACGGACCTTTGCTCCAATGTACTCTTTTTTGATTTTCAACTTTTTCATGGCTCTAATTTACAAAAAAGGGAGGGACATTGCCCTCCCCTTCTTAGAATTTATGAGATATATTAAACAGCAGGTGATTGCTGTGATAGCAATGTAGTGATGATTGAATCGTCTACATCAGGAACCTCGTCATTCTCCATACCATTCAACACAATTACGTGTCCTTGGCGGTCAGACTTAAGTACTCCTGAGGTGTATTCGTTGGCATCAGCCACCTGTAAGCCCTCATTCAAGCCCAATGCAACCCATGTTCCATTAGCTTTCTCTACCAAACAACATACTTCGTTCTGTGCAAGGAGATGAATCTCTGCTCGCAACTCCTTAGTATCGGATGCAAGGATCATTGAAAGGCTGTGCTCATACCAAAGTGTACCATTCTCTTTGTTCACTTTGATTGGTGCTGTGTAGCTGGAAAGGTTGCTCTTTAATTTGTAAAGAAATACCTCACCGGTCACAGTCATAGATGTGATCTCGTTAGCAGTAATTGTTGGCGTGCCGCTGATGTTCCCAACAGGGAACAACAACACGCTCAATATACCACCTTTTCCGTTTGTACAGGTACGATCATTATACCCGGTTGTCATGTTACATGGCATGGCTCTATCTTATTTATTTGATTATCAATTAGTTAGGTGAACCTGTACCATTCCATACTCCAATCTCATCAAGGAAAGGAACCTGAACACCAGCACGGAATTTAGAACGGATGTAGATTACATCATCATCAAATGAATACCACAAATCGTAAGACTCAAAGTCAGAAGATAAGTCAGTACCAAAGAAGAAATGTGAAGAACGTCCTGTGTAGATGTTATCCAAACCATTCAATCCGTTAACCTTAACAACTCTCATGTTAGTACCTGGTACCAAACACTCATTCATGTTGGCAATTGTTTCAGGGCTATAGTGATAAAAATTTTGGTCAACCAATGACTTCAATAAATAGTTGAAGTTCTCACGGCCTGTAAAACATACCAAATCAGCTTGCTCAGCAACTTGTGCAGGTGTGTTAATGAAACACTCATAAAAGACATCGAATGCATTGGATGCATCAATTGTTGTAGTTGAAGAGGTGTTCAAATCCACAGCACCGTTACCTGTTGTAAGGAATTGACGGAATCCGTTCATCCATTGTAGGTTACCTGTACCTGTAGCAACATTACCTTGCCAAATCAATCTGTCCAATTCACGTGCATGTAGCTTCAATAAATAGTCAGTAAGCTGTGCCTCGAAAGGAAGTTCCTTATCCTCAGCCATTGCACCTGGACGTAGAGCCAACTGAGTCCATAATCCTGCCAAGTCTTTTTGACAGAATCTTTTCATGTACCCAATTGCATTAACGCTCAATTGACGATCAGAGTAAATTGTGTCACCCTCAGGAGTCATCGAACAGTTAGCCTCTTGGTACACGATGGAATCATCTAGTAATTTAAGGTCTTCAGTACCTTTGATTCCTTCCTGAATGGTAATGTACTGTAGTGTTTGTGCTTCAGTTACTGAACGCACGATAAGATCCTCACGTGAATCATCCACATATGGGCTCAAGTCTTGAACATCGTAGTCAAACTTGGATTTAATAAACTTTTTTAAACTCATTTTTTCATGTTATTTAAAAGAAACAATTGCCGGCTGGTCATTCCTGCATTACTTTTCTTAGCAAATTTCTCTGCCTCTTTGACCTCGTTAGATGGTGCATTCTTGTATGCTGCGAATTCAGCCTTTAATTCAGCAAGCTCATTGCTAAGTTGATCATTTTGCTTAGCGATTGCCTCAACAATACCGGACATGCTTTTGAAAGCCTTGCCAAAAGTTGAAACCTCACCTTCCACAATTTCACGAACTTGCTCTGCAGACATTGCATCCTCTTCAGGTGTGCCTCCGCTACCCTCACGCTCATCAATTAATTCTGCGATGATGCCCTCTGCATCAACTACAATTGAAAGACCTGCCATGTCACCACCTAGGCGATGTGTGCCCTCAGGTGCAGGGATCTCTTCGCCTTCAGCAACAACAAATACAGGTATTCCTGGGGTCAAATCTGTACCCTCCCAACGGATTTCTGTACCGTCCTCAAGAACAGCCTCACCAAACTTGGTAGCAACTTTGCGACCGGCAAGGATAGTCTTGAATTCAGCCAGGGAATCCATTACCTTTTTAAAATTGTCGTTCATAATTATGTTTTTTGTTTACTCTTTATGCTTGTGTGTTCTAAAATTTGACCGCATCAACCTCAGTAAATTCCTTAATCAGCGCAATCTGTTCAGCATTGTTATCATAATGCCGTTCTATTCTCAGCCTCTTTAATGTTTGCCACTTATCTTTGCCTCCTGTGAAATACACATTTTCTCTGCGTATGCCGAGCTTTTGAGCCATCTCATATACAGATGCTCCATTGCTCTGCTGTCGTGCTGTTACAATGTACACCTCATCCCCTATAGTGATGTGACGCTTGGCTAACTGTTGCCCTTGTGATGTGGTCAATGTCTCATCAAAATCAAAGGATACCCGCATCTTTGCAAATGCCTGGCGTAATCCATCCAACTCCTCAGCAATCTGCGCCCACATGTTTTCCTCCATGCTGGCACCTTGCTCAGTCAACATGAACAATCCCTCAATACTGAATCCCATCCATTCACCTGCCTTGGCCTTGGCAAAGATTTCATCAGATACCTTGTAGCCAACAATCCAAGATCCATCATTGACATCCTTGAATCGTTCCGGTGCTGTCAATCCTTTGCTCTCATCAATTTGGTAGCTGAGGATCATGGCAACATCATCCACAACATCCGCACTATTGTGCTCAATGTTGACATTGTTGAAATAGCCCTTGCGGCTATAGTCATACACAATGTCCTTAATCGCTTGCTTTGTAAACACCACATAGTATTCTTCATTGCTTATTGCATCATATCGGTAGATTGGTGTATCTGCTGAGATTGCCACCCCAATAATCACGTTCTCCTCATCATTAAATTGGAACCTTTGAGTCTTGCTAAACATCTCAAAATTTACCTCATGCGCTGGACTACTCACCAGGCTGTTAAATGTCACCTCTGTGTCCTGATCATTGAGGTCTATCTTTATCTCGTAAACCGGTAGGTCTTTTTTCATACCAATTATGTAATTTTGTTCTATGGTATTTGTATATCCATACATCAGGCACCAAAATGATTGGGATATTTTGCGCTCAATTGAATGGCTAATGGATGCTTTTCCACAGGCAACCGTGTTTACCATTGGCGATACCCTACCAAACAGGGAGAATATACCCCATAAAAAGAGATATTATGAACGTGGCTGTGATGTAACTGATAAGATTCTGACATTTGCTAGGGAGATTGGCGGAGATGCCATCTATATGAATGATGATTTCTTCATTGGCCCTAACTTTGACCCATATACAAACCTGCGCAATGGAATGCTGAGAATTAATCCGGATCATTCACCAACCTACCAACATGCTTGCCGGCATACGCTTGAATTCCTGAACCATTACCAATACACAACCTTTAACTTTGAATGCCATCAGCCCATGCTGTTCAATAGTGCCAAGCTAATTGAGTTATTTGATGAAATCACATGGCAGCAACACAATCATTTTCTGAAATCCCTGTACCTAAACGTGCATACCTTCATGTCAATTGACGCTGAGAATCTCAAGATTGGTAGGCCTGACATTCTCAAAGCCAATCAACTGCTTGATAAGTACGGTTGTTTTTCAATCTCTGATGATTTCAAGCAGCACAATGGACCCGACTTCCTTAATAGGTACTAAGTTTTTCCTGTGCCTCTACTTTTTTCTGCACGCCTGTGATGTCAGACTCCAATACCACAACCTTGGACATTGGTATCTTGCCACCGCTTTGACCATTCAATAAATCCTCAATGTTGGTACCCTGAGTATTCTGTGATGTGGTGAATGAACTAGCAGATGCTCCAGCCATTCCGGCACCACCACCTTCTGCAAAACTTGGCATTGCTGGTGCTGCACCCGCTTTGTATTTCTGTGCTGCTATGGCTGCAATCTGTGCTGCACCAATTGCCGTTGCTGATGCTATTCCTGCAATACCCAATGGTGACGGAGGTGGACCAAACTCTGCAATGGCTTTAACAATGGCCATAGCTGTGCCTGTAATTGCACTCGCAATCTTAAATGCCTTGTCACGTTCAAACTGCTGCTTTTTAATTTTCTCCTCTCGCTCAAACATTGCCAGCTGGATCTTGTATGTATCCATTGCATACTTTTTCTCTATGGCTTTTTTCTGTTCAGCTGTTAGATTCTCATTAGCTAACTCAGCAGTTTTTTTATCTTCGAGATCCTTGATGCGCTGCTCATCAGCTGTACGTTGTGAATCAAGCCTTGCATTCTGTGCCTCATTGATGCTGTTGTTTATTTCGCTCAATGTATCAAGGTAGCCCTGTATCATTTCCAAGGTGCCGGTGATTCCTTCAAGCTGTTTCTCTCTTGCCTCCTTAGCCTTAGTATCAATTATTTCCTGCTGCTTTACAGCTGATTCGTATTGTAATTTGACCAATGCATCTTGATATTGAGCCTCAGATATAAATCCATTCGTGTATCCGATGGTTAATTGTGCCTCAGTCTCTTGTTCCTTGCGTCTTAATTCTAAAATCTCAGCATCATACTTATCACGTACCATGGCCTGATATTTTTCATTACGTGCAGCGGATACAGCATCCTGTTTTACCGTGAATGCTTTGTCCATTGCCTCCAATTCCATCCGGTAGGTTTCCTCACTTATGGCCTGAGCTTTCAACATCTCAGTTAGCTTGGTAGCTTTTTCACTCTGTGTCTTTGTGAAATCCCTGAGCTCCTTGTCAAATTCATCGCCCAATGTTGCCTGGTATTCCTCCTGTAGCTTAGCACGTATATCCAAATACTTCTGATCAATACCGGCTAGGTCTTTATTCAATATATCCTCCTTGCTGGTTAACACCTTGCGCTCTTCCTCGCTCAGATTGTTAATGGCATTCAATCTCAAGTTAGCTAGATTCTGCTCATACTGCTCCTTGGATATTTTGCCCTTGGCATATCTCTCCTCTTCCGCTTTAATCTCATCAGCAATGGACTTTTCCAAAAATGTATTCTTGTATTCCTCAAATGCTCGGATGGCTTGCTCTCTTTCTTTCTCTTGCCCATCCTCTTTCAAGGCCAATAGGTTATCTTGATATTCCTTTTCTAAGGCCAACAGCTCAGCCCGCTCAGCTTTCTCAATCTCAATGATTGCTCTGCGCTTATCCTCTGCTGCTTGGGATGATGCCTCTGCTGCTGCACGTGCTGCCTCTGCTCTTTCCTTGGCTGCCTCACGTGCTGCCTGTGCTTGCTCAGCATCAAAGACTTTTAGGTCTTGACTATTTTTGTATAGCTCCTTATTGTTATCCTTGGCTTGCTTACGGAAATTAATCATTTCCTTCTGTAGCTTTTTATAACGTTCACTATCCTGATCACCTAATTTCTTCAACATCTGCATCTCTTGCCAGTAGTTATTCATGCGCTGCTGGATGTTGGTCTTTAGCTGCTTTGTGGTGTTGATCATTGCCACAATTTTCTTGCGCTCCAATTCAACAGTACTCTTTCCGGATGCCTGAGCCATGCGTATCTCAAAGTCATAACCTGCTTGAATCTTTGCACCTCTTGACTTGATGTTGCTGGCTTCCTTTTTCAGCTCCTTATCACGCTCCTTAGTTCTCTTTTCAGCATTGGCTTTCAGTTTTCTTGTTTGCTCCTCATCAACAATACCAAAATATTCCAATGCCTTGACAACTCCGTAAATCACGCCAATGAATGGGAACATTACAGATATCAAAATCTTGATTGGTGTGCCTAGCTTATTAAACCAATCGTATGCCTTGACCAAGGCTGCACTTACCTGATCCCAATATGTTACTAACAAGGCTATACCTACAATGATGGCACCTATTCCTGTAGCAATCATGGCCACCCTTAGTGCTTTTGTTGCCAATGTTGCCGTTGTTGTTGCTGCTGCGTTTGCACTATTGGCTGCTGCCAATCCTGTTGTGGCTGCTGTTTGTGCTCCTTTAGTTCCTGTTTCAGTTACACCAGCAGCAATCTGCTCACCTGTTGCCAATACCTCACCCTCCTTGGCTACAGTTAACGCTCCTGTCGCTCCTGTTGCTGCAACATCCGCTGCTGTACCTGCACCTGTAGCAACTGTCTCTGCACCTTCTGCTGCAATCAATTCACCCTCCGCTGCTACCAATGCCTCGGTTGCTGCAAATTGACCGGTCAAAACAAAGTTTCTAATCTTATCCGCTGCATTGCTTAATGAGGTCATGATTAAGCCCTCCTTTTGTAGCGCAATACTCACCTGTTGGATGGATGTCAATACCGTGACTGCTAGCTGCATTTTCTGCATCGCCTTGGTCATGGCCTCAGATTCAATACCAGCCAACTTCATTGATGCCTCAAGTCCTTGCATTCCTGCCATGGCTGTGTTACCTACAGATAGTGCGGTGTTTAATCGCAAGCCTCCCTGCATCATGGCATCAATCTGCATATCAACTCCCTGCAATTGCTTCTTATATGCCACCAACTGCTCACCCGACTGCTTGAATTCCCTGGTGTTCTGCTTGCCTTGTGCTTGCAATGCATACATGCGGTCCTCAAGTTTACCAATGGACCCACTGAGATCATTGGTGCTGATCATCTGCGTCTCCACAGCCATATCAGCATCTAGCAATGTGGTCTTATATCGTGCAATCTGTGTGGTGAGGTCACGGTATTCCTTGGGATTCTGCTTTCCTTGAATGCTTAATCGGTAAAGTCTATCCTCCATTAATCCAATGGCTGCGGATGTATCGTCCATGGAGATGGCTGATT